AATTCTTCATTAAAATAACTATCCAAATCAGAAAAAGCTACATCATATGCAATTGAACTTGCATTTTTGAATATTTTTTCAAAATATCCTTTCATTGATGTTACAAATCCACCATTACCACTAGCTAAGCCCTCAATTGTTTGATTTCTTACATCTTGCATTGCTGTAACTAAGACTTGATTATTTTTAGCCATTTCTCTTATAGTAGAGTTATATTGCTCACCTACAAGACCCATTTGTTTAAATTGCTCAGTGTATTCTTCAATTAATTTCTTTTCAGATAAATAATCTATTCCAGTAAAGCTTTCAAGAGTTGAACCTCTAAATAAATCTTTCTTTTCTCTTTCCAATAAATCTAATTGTGATACAAACTCAGATATTTGTTTCTTCCATTCTTCTAAATTAGATTCAGTTAAATTCCTTCCAGTTGCTCTCACTAAATCATTATGAGATACATTATTTAAAATACTATTTAGTTGTCTTATCTCACTATCAGAAAATGAATCTAACTCAGTTTTATCAAAACCTAAATATTTTAATAACTGTGCTTCTCCAATATTTACAGAAGTATATGTATCTTTTCTCTTCTTCCTAAAACCTTTTCTGTACTTAGATGACCCTTTTTCTAACGCAGAAATATCATTGAAATGTTTTCCACTTAACATAGCATCTTTAAATAAGTCAATGTTTCTATTGCCACTTGAAATATAAGAAAGTGTTGGATTTTTAGAAATATCAGTAAGTACTTTATCTGAAAAACTCTTTACTATTTCATTATTTCTTTTTAATACTTCTGTCAAAGTTTGCATAGCTTTTATCTGCTCATTATATCTATTTGTATTTTCTTGATTTCTTTTATCTATTTCAGCAGCTTTCTTTTTACCTTTTCCAAAACCTAATGCTGATCCTAAAGTTTTAACAATACTTAATCCACCAGTTGCGATTCCAACAATAGAACTTATAGATGTTATTCCTGAAGTAAAACTATCTATTCCACCTGAAAACATTTTCGTTATTGATTTCATGTCAAAATTTTTATAAGATGTTCCAATGTTTGCTAAATTTCCTAATACACTTCCTATATTACTTATTGTTTTACTTCCTGCAACTTGTCCTAATTGGGAGAAATTAGAAGCTAATATATTTATACTATCTATTAAATCATTTACTTTTTTTAATTTAATTGCTATTTCTTGTAAATGTTCTACTTCATCTTCTGATGCTTTTTTCTTTTGTTTTGCCATTTCAATATTTTCTCTTAAATACTTAGCATCTTCTTCAGATAAATTTTCTAAGTTAATATTATGCTTTTCATATGTTTTTATTAAGTCTCCAAGAACTTTAGCTTTTTCCTCATGATAGTTTTCTTCTGATATTTTTCCTTTTTTTAAATTTATTTCTAAATCTTCTAATTTTTCTTTAACATCTTCTAAAGCTTCATCAATATCAAATTTTTTAATCTTAAATTCTTTTTCTTGTAATTGAACTTGCAAGCTTTTAGCTAAATCAATATTTCCATTATCAACTGCTTCTTTTATATATCTTTTTAAAATACTTATTTGATTTTTGATTTTATCTATATCAGAAGTTCCTATAATGTCATCATAGTTCATCTGATTTTGCATATCTTTTTGAAATGCACCATAGATATCTTTAATATCTTTAGCTATTGATTTACTATGACCTTTTATAGCCTTAGTTGCTTTAGCTACTTTTTCTGTTTTTCCTTCAAGAGATTCTAATTGAGTTATTTTAGATTGAATTTCAGAAGCAGTAACAGGATCTATTCCAGAAGCTACTATTTTTTTATGAATATCTTTTAATGCTTTTAAATTAGCATTATTATATTTTCCATTTTTCCAATCAATTAATAGATTAGTTGCCTCTTCTATAGTTTTTCTATCTGACTCTGATATTTCTTTATTAGTTTCTTTATAATCATTAGCTTCTTTTTCTTTCAATTTTGTTTTTTCTTGAGTTACCTTTTTAGCACCTGCTATTATTTTATTATTTGAATTATTCTCAAGTTTTTCTACTGTATTAAGAGTGTTTTTTAGGCTTTCAAAATCTTTTTTTTGACTATTTTCTAATTCTTTAACAACCAATTCTTGCCTTCTTTGAATTAATGTAGCATCATTAGAATAGCTATTACTTTTTTCTGCATATTCAATCACAGCTTTCTTTTTGCCATTTGTAATATTAAGATTTCCTGCTTTCTCTAATACTTCTGTAGCTATTTTCTTTTTTTCTTCATCTGTTCTAGCCATAGCTATTTTTGCTGAAGTTTTATCATCTAATAAATATGCAGGATTTATTTTTTGTTCAGCTATTATTTTAGTATTTAGCTTTTTTAGATTTTCATCTATTTCTACAATTTGATCACTATATTTTTTAGCAGCTTTTACTCTTTCATCAAAATATTGTTCTTGAGCTTGTTTAAGTATTTTTTCTTTTAATTTGCCAATGACTGTATCTATAGCTCCAGCCACTTCTAAATAAGCAGAAGCTTCACTATTAATTTTTCCTATTAATTCAGGATACATAGCTAATAGTTTTTGATATAACTCATTTCTTTCTCTTTCACTTTCGGGAGTACTTAAACCTTCAAGGTATAATTGTGATAATTCTACATATCTATCTTTTAAGTCACTTAAATTTTGCT